ATAGCTAAAGGTGAAACAAGTGCAGCATATTGGGCTGCGAAAACTAAATGGGACCCATCCAAGACACAATCATCGTCTAAGAAATGGGTAAAGGGTAGTTAAATGGCAGGAACAAGTAAATTAGATGCAGTCAACACAATGCTATCTTCCATTGGTGAAGCACCAGTAAGTAGTTTATCCTCAGGATTGATTGAGGCTGAGATTGCAGAAAGTATCTTAGATACTATTGACAGAGAAGTACAGTCTATGGGCTGGCACTTCAACACAGAATTAAACAAAAGTTTCGCTCAGACACCAGCAGGTGAGATACTACTCCCCGCTGATATTCTTAGAGCAGATGCTACGCTAAAGGCCAATGCGCCTAATCTTGTACAGCGTGGCTTAAAAATGTACGACAGAGTTAATCACACTTTCATCGTTGGTACAAACGCTGCCCTTGATGTAGTAGTGCAGTTAGTCTTTGATGACCTACCAGAAGTAGCAAAGCGTTACATTGTATTACGTGCTACTCGTATCTTCCAAGATCGTGTGGTAGGTTCTAACACACTACATGATTTCCAAGAGAAAGATGAACAACAGGCTTTAGTCCAGCTTAAAGATTTTGATAAGGCTGCTGATGACCATAACATCTTTGACAACTATGATACCTTTAGCATTATTGATAGGCAGGGACGGAGAACAATCTAATGGCACTCATCAGTCAATCTATCCCTAACCTTATTAACGGTGTATCACAACAGCCACCATCACTACGTCTGGCTACACAGGCAGAGCTTCAAGAGAACGCTCTGTCAAGTGTGGTAACAGGATTGTCTAAGCGTCCTAGCTCTGAGCATATTGCTGATCTAGGTACTATTGCTAATCTGGATAAGGCTTTCATTCATACTATCCGTAGGGATGAGAATGAGTTTTACTCTATGGTGGTAGATACGGCTGGCACTATCAGGGTGTTTGACAAGGATGGTGTCTCTAAGACTGTCACCAATAACGCTGCCAGTTATCTGACAGGATTGACTGACCCTAGCTTAGAGTTGGCTGCTGTATCCATTGCAGATGTAACCTTTATTGTAAACAAGAATACGGTAGTAGCTCAAGGCACTACCACAAGTCCTACACGTAACCCTGAGGCATTAGTATATGTACGTCAGGCTGATTATGCCTCTACATATCGCCTAAAGCTAACTAAGGGTGGAAGCACAAGTACTGTAGAATTTGCTACAAAGTCCTCAACACAGGACAGTACTAGTGCTACACAGAATGCAGAGCGTGGTGCATCTACTGACTTGATTGCTCAGAACTTAAACACATTCTCAGGTACTAGTGTTAATACTAGTTACTATGAGAACATTACTAACGCTAGTGCTGTTACTGGTTTAACACTAACACGCTATGGCTCAGTAATTCACGTTCAGTCTACTGATAGTACAGACTTCCAAGTAGAAGTAGGTGACTCTCATGGTAACGAACACTTGCTTGTGTTCAAGGATGAGACACCAGACTTTAAGAAGCTTCCTGTTGAGGGACCAAATGACTTTGTTATTGGTGTGTCTGGTGATAACCAGAAGGCACAGGATGACTACTATGTTAAGTTCAGTAATGGTGTGTGGAAAGAAACAGTAGAGCCTAATGTCATTATTGACTTAGATAATGCTACCCTTCCACATAAATTATCAAAGCTACCTAGTGGTGACTTTCAGTTTGATGAAATCAACTATGCTGACCGTAAGGTAGGCAACGATGACACAAACCCCTTCCCTTCTTTTGTAGATTATACAATTGCTGATATCTTCTTTCATCGTAACAGGCTAGGCTTACTTGCTGATGAGAATGTTATCTTTGCTAGGGCAGGTGAGTTTACAGAGTTTGACTTCTTCCGTAAGTCAGTACTAACTATCGTAGACAGTGATCCTATTGACGTAGCAGTATCCTCTAACAAGGTCAGTATCCTTAAACATGCTGTACCCTTTAACGAAGCACTACTGTTGTTCTCTGAACTAACACAGTTCAAAGTTACTGCTGATCCTATCCTTACACCTGAAACTATTAACGTAGCTAATACTACTGAGTTTGAGGCTAGTCTTATAGCCAAGCCAGCACAGGCTGGTAAGTATGTATACTTTGCTACTAAGCGTGGTGCTTGGTCAGGCATGTGGGAG